GTTCACGGCAGCGGTCTGAGTTTTGTCGTGGCAGATCGTTGAGAGATGGCACCAACGGCACTGGTAGTAGTCGGGCTTCGAGCTGATTTTCGGGGGAGGCGTTGAGGATTCAAGGATGTTTTTTGCTTTGGCAATCGACATATCGAAATACGGTTTCTCGAAGTCGGTGCGCACGGAAGTGATCTCGCGGCCGCCTGGGCTCGCCACTGTCATGTAATGCCGTTTCATGCCTGTCAGACCCATGTAGACCTGGGCCTGCGTCATATAGGTGCCGTTCCATTCGGCCAGGGCATTCTTCTCGCCGAATTTTTCCTTCTTGCGGTTGAGATCACGAAAGCCTTTATCGCCGACCTGCTTGTGCTCCCAAACGTGCCAGGTTTTCGGGGCTTGCAGCAGCCCTTTGATCGCACCGTCCAGATGACCCTGCAAGTGCCCGGCAAAGGCGCTCACGCTCCACTGACGCCCGTCAGGGCCATCGATCGACAGGTTGATGCCTGGCACCGCTTTCAATCGATCGACCATCATGGGCTCACCAGCGAAGCCATCGATGATCCTTCTGAGGTTGGTCGCGTCCAGAATCTCACTCTTCACCCAACGCCAAATCATCCACAGGCGGCGCTCACAGTCATGTCCGAGTGCCGACACACCAAGATAGGATCGCGCCTCCTGGCGGTTGCTTTGGACGATGGCCTTATCAACGGCCTCAAGCGTTGGGTCGCGTGGTTCAGGCAGCTTCGCCATGTTGGTTCTCCGGGTGCCACCAGGTATCGTCTTCGCCCTTGATGGTTTTCGTGTTGAAAAATTTGCCGAACTGAGGGTGCTCAGACATAAAAAGGCGCGAGTAATAAGCGATGTGCTCATTGGGCACCTTGTATTCGCTGCCCACAGTCTTCAAAGCAACTTCCCAACGGATACGATTAACGATCAGCCAGGGGCTGCTCTTGTTCACGCCGTTCGCAATCATTTCAAGCGCGAAGCGTTTGAAGAGGGCGTACACACCAGGGTTATCCATGTGGAAAGACCACCAGATGTCTCGTTTGCTGATCCCGCCGTCAGTGGCCCGACCAGACCTGGACACGACCGTGCCCAAAGTATTTTTCGACGGCGGGATCATTTTTGATCAGTCAGCAACAGCCATGCTGCTACTAAGCATTGGGGGGTTTGTCCGTTTCCAAGGGCTTTAAGTCTGTCCATCCGATAGGCCAACCCATCAACCACTCGACCCACTCGGGGTTCAGTTTTCCAGTACGTCCCTCGGCCTCCTGTACCGTCGCGTCGAGGTAACTCTTGTCGAGCCGGTACTGATGACTCTTGCTCCCAAGCGGCCCGACTCCTTTCCATTCTGATGCTCTCGGAGTCGGCCACATCTTGACTGCGTTGCCGAAATCCACCTTGCTCCCGGGTTTCATTCCGTTTGGATGATGATCCCTCGCGCATGGGGTAGGCCAGTATCCAGAGCCTTTTACGTCGGTGCGGGGCTCCCACATCATCAGCTCCGAGCACACACCATCTTGCATCGAACCCTGCTTCGGCCAACGAAGAGAGGATTTCGCCGAAGTATCCCGAATTAAGCAGACCTGGGACGTTCTCCAGCAGGGCGTATCGGAGTCCAGGTCGTAGATCGCGAATGACTGCAAGCGTTTCCGGCCACTTGTTCCTTTCGTCGTCTTGGCCTCTTTTCTTGCCTGCAACGCTGAATGGTTGGCAGGGAAAGCCTGCCGTAACCACATCGACAAACCCCGCGTATTTTTTAGCGGCACCGGACTCGATGAAGTGGTCAATGTCTCCGAAGATTGGGGCTTCGTCGAGGAAACCGTCTTTGATCCTTTGCTCGATGATTTTCTGGCAGTAGGGTTCCCACTCGACATAGCCGACAGTTCTCCAGTTCAAAAGTTTTGTGCCGAGGACACCGCCCCCGGCTCCTGTGAAGAGCGATAGTTCATTCATCCAACGACCCAAACGAACAACGCGATAAGGGAAACAACCAACCCACTGATAATCGCGATGAGTTTTGTCGCAACCACCAGGCTAAGTGCTTCTTCACTCGGCGGGTTGTTGTTCTTGGTCACTGGTGCTGGTGCTGGTCGTGTCAGCTTCAACCCCACCGGACGATGAACCAACCTCAACGCAGCCAGTCATTACGAATCCAATAATCGTGATCGCTGCGATCATGGAGCACCATGTCCATAACTTTTTTATTCTCTCAGTCATCAGTTTTAGCCTCATGTGTTAGGTGGAATCCGCTGCGTACGGTGTGATCACCGACCGTCGCGGAAATGTGACTCGCGCAACCGGTCAGCAGAAATGACACGGCAAGCACGAGCCAAAAAATCACAATAAATTCCCAAGAAAAAATTTTCATCATCAGCTTTCTCCATTTCGTTTTCACGGTCTAACTGAAGTGACTGCCGGGACGCGGTATCTGCGCGTAGACCTTTTTGTCCTCAAATTCGAGGACGATGGCTTCGTACTTCTGCAACGCCTCGGCAGCGCCAGTCAGTTCTTCTGTGCCGTCCAGAATCTGCATTGCAACGTCCGTGTAGAGGTCCGATGAGTGGCGGCTCTCCTTGGCGTTGCGCACCACCGCAAGCATTTCCTTGAGTCTTTTCTCCATCGAGAAAAAGGCTTTGTCGGCAAGGGCCGGCAACTCGCTGATTCGCTCACTCATCGAAGCGATCCGCGATGAGGCCGCCCAGGCACAACAAGCAACCCCAGCCGATAAAGATCAGCAGATACCAGACGGCTTCGCTTAGTTCGCCCACGGTGGTGAGTCCACATCAGGTGTGGCAGCAGTGGATGCGTCGAACGGACGCACCGTGGGCTGCGGAGCAGCACGGTACGCAACGACCTTATTTTTCGGGCCGAAGTCTCCGTTACCGGGGTCAGTTTTCAGCATGATGTCCAGGTGATTGCCCAGCAGCTCGGTGGTGTCTTTGCAAGAGGACAACCCGCAAGCGAGTGCCATGTCGGAGAACTGGCGCTGGGCAATATCAAGGACTTTTTCGTCGGGGTGCCAAAGGTTGAAGTTAGACCAGATTTTTCGACCCGCATGGTCAGGGCCAGTCACTTCAAAGGTCACAGACAGGTAAGAATTGCCTGCCGCGCTCTGGCGCTTTTCCTCGTCCACCACAGCGGCCGAGTACCAGCCGTCTGGGAGCGGGTCGAAAGACATAGGGCTGTCGTCAGCCGGTTCTAGAATCTGAAAATTAAGTTCAGCCATTTCTTTTCCTTAAGTTGATGGTTAGGCGGCCTTCGCTTTCTTGACGGCCTTGGGTGGAGTTGCAACGATCTTGTCTTTGATGATCTTCAACGACGGCTTCTCGAAAATATCGAGCTTGCCGCTGCGGTCTTTTGCTTCGTACTGCGCGTCACGGTTGGTCTGGATCGAGCGGATCAGACGACCTTCGTTGTCTTTATCGACGCGCAGTGCGCCGACAAAATCAAAGAAATACGGAAGTGCCTGGCCCATCTTTTGCCCTGGCATTGATGGCCCGTACAGCATCGCGTTAGACATACCGTCCTGTACTCGGTCAAGTTTTGCGGTCATCACGACATTAGTGTTTGGGAGATTTCTGAACCCTTTAATTAGGTTGGTCATCACGATTGCCAACTCCCCGTAGGCTTTGCGTGGGTCTTTGCCTGATGGTTTGTCCAGTTCCTCTGCAAGCACTACCTCTGCGATCTCGGAGATAGAGTCCACGCACACCCAAGGGGGCGCACCTTTTGCTTGCAGGTACTCAAGAACTTCCTCAACGTCAGCACGGGTAGAACACTCCGCGATCTGGATCATCTTTTGGATCGAGTCGGGCGCGTCCTTGATGGACAGCAGTCCAGCCTCGGCACTGATGATCAGCGTGGGCTCTTCTGCGGTAACGCAGGTGACGGTCTTGCCGCTCCCTGCTGATCCGTAGATCAACATCTTGACGCCGGTCGCGAGCGCGGACTCGGCTGGGGTTTTAAATTCAATTGCCATTAGTCTCTCCTTGTGTGTGTGCTTCCGAAAAATTTACGCAACGGAAGCGTTGCGTCTGGAAACAGGCAAAAAAAATCCTCGGGAAGCGGTGCCTCCCAAGAATTATTTTTTTGGTTGGTGCTGGGATCAATCCGTCGTCTTTGGTGTGCGGTCAACATATTTGAGATCGACGTTAAAAGGACGTATCGCTTTCTCCATCACGGATTCTCCCCGCTCTATTAGGGATGTGTGTCGAACGGTCAACGACGGCATCTCCCACCGCATTGAGAGAGTCACCATCCCGATGTAGTAGGCCTGCACGTCGGGCGTGACGTGAACATCATCCGGCGATTCGTGGTCAGGACTGACTTGCAGACGATAGTCCCAGTTGTTGTCAAAGTGGCCCCCTATGTCAGCCAGGTCGATGCGCGTATTGACCGGAAAGTAATAGCCAATCACGAGGCGAAAATGGGGCTCGTGACTTTTTTGGCTCCATGCAGTGTCGCGCACGGCGAACAAGGACAACGAACCGCGCCATGGATACCAGGTTGTTGTCACTCCCAAGAAGTCGCCCTTATGAAAATATGGTTCAAAGGTTGATTCGAGGAGTTGGATAAAAAATTGCGGTGCACCATCAATCCCTTTGTCAGCGTTGAGCATATACGGGATGATGGCGCGGGAATCTTGCTCTTCGGTGAAAGCGGTTAAGAGTTTGGCAATGTGCGCGGGGTCACGGCGCAGTTGATCTACGATTTCTTCATATTCAATTACTGGTGCGTAAACAATGTTCTGTCGCCTCAGTTGCACATTCCTAACAGCGTCATGTTCAACTTTGTTTATGCGCGGCTCAAAAGCGATGAGATTGTCATCATCCACTGTGGTGGTGTCTTCGGCTTTGGAGACACCGAGGATGTAATCGACAGAGACACTGAGCGCGTTGGCAAGCAGTGGCAATTTTTCTCGCGAGACTTTGCCGTCACGCTTCCACTGGCTGACTGCTCGTTCACCGACATCGCACAGTCGCGCGAGTGTCCGGTTGTCCATGTTTTTTTGTTCCATCGCTTGCTGGATTCGGTCTCCGATTTCAAGTCCCCACGAATCATCAGCACCATCATTCTGTTTACGGGCTGGCCCCATTTCGATCTCCTGTTTTTGTTTGTGAAAACTATATTCTTCAATTCTCACGTTCTATCTCCAAAACTTTGTTCATGCGGAAGTAACACCCTTGCATCGGTGGACACACTTGCTTTACTATCCGACAATCCGAACTTTACAGAAGCCCCACTTCTTATGTCAACACCTAATTGCCACGTAGAAGAAGCGATACGTCGGGCCGGGGGTGTCAGTGCTACGGCACGCGCTCTTGGTGTCAGCCGCCAAGCGGTTTTCGCCTGGAAAAAGCGGGGAATTCCCGCTAACCGAGTGCGTAGTTTGACCGAGTTGGTGGCTCATACGGTGACACCGGAACAACTGCGCCCGGACATTTTCGGCAAACCCGCCTCCGTGGGGCGGTAAAACCACGGTATCTCCTCCTCCTTGATTGCCGGCCCTTCGGGGCCGGCCTTTTTTTGAGCACACAACTATGGCTGACATGGAAAAGCGGTTAGGGGTGGTGCCGTCACTGACCAAAAATAACGCGATGCCGGAAGAGCCGTCGTGGATGTACGAGGAAGAGCAGGGCAGTTCGCCGGACTGGTTCAACCTGGAAGATTGGGGCATCGGCCGCTATTTTGGCGATGCCCCACCAATCAAATGGCTGGTCAAAGACATTCTGCCGGCCAACTCACCAGGACTGGTCTGCGGCCTCGGCAACGTCGGCAAATCCTTTCTGATGCTCGACCTAGCCATCGCAGTCGCGGCCGGACCTGGCATCAGTCCACGGTTCGCCCTTGGCGGCAAAGTACCAGAGCGCGGCGCTGCTGTTTTTATCACCGCCGAAGATAGCGCCGACGCAGTTCATCGACGCATCAATTCCCTGATCTCGTCTGAAACCGAAAAACTGAAATGCGCACAACACCTCTTCGTGGTGCCGTTGGCCGAAGTCGGCAGCCGGCCGTTAATGGTCACAGTCAACGGCGAGTACCAGATGACCGACGCCTGGTACGAGCTGATCGACAAACTCGATGCTCTGCCCAACCTGAAACTGCTGGTGCTCGATCCGTTGCAGCGACTCACATCAGCAGACGTGAACAGTGACCCAGCGGCCGCGCAGGCTCTTTGGAACGCGATCTCGGAGTTCTGCGCCCAACGCAAGATAACTGTTTTGTTGACCCACCACATGAGAAAGGACGGCTCACGCGAGATCGATGGGGCGATGGCTGCCAGGGAGTCGATACGCGGCACCACGGCCCTTGTGGACGGTGCCAGGTGGGTATTTGCGTTGTGGTTACCCAACGCCAAGGACCGGGACTCGATTGAGCAGGTTCTCGATGAGCCGTTGGACGAGCTGTCCGTTGTCCAGGGTGCCGTCGTTAAAAGCAACGACATAGGTCTTTCGAGGATTCTGACGTTCGTTCGCGACAAGCAGTCTGGACTGCTGTTGGATCGAACACACCACCTGGCCGAGGAGCTTTCGGAGAAATCACACCTCACGGATGAGCAAATCATGCAGACGTTTGGTGTCGTGTCCCAACGCTGGCACGACGGTGATCCGTTCTCGCACCACGCGGCAGCGAAGTCGAGGTATCTCGGCACCTGGATGTGCTCGCATTTTGATCTCACCAAACAAGCGGCTCGGACATTTATCTCGGAATGGCTCGCAAGCGGCCGTTTGGTTAAGGAACCACACCCGAAGATTCAGCGAGCACAGGGGCTCAGATTCCAGGCATGAAGTTTGTTGAAAACACCCCTAAAACTTCACATGAACTTCATATGAACTTCATAGAAAGAAGAAGTCAAAAGCATATGAAGAAGAAGTTGCATAAGTATATGCAACTTCTTCATCTTCATGCTTGTGCTGCTGGAGCCAACTTCACTTCATCTTCATCACTCTGTGGATGAGAAAGAGCGGGGTAATCACCTGGCGCTGCTGGCTGCGGCCACTGGCGAGATCGCGCCATGTGATCGAGGGTGTGATCACAGAGCACGCTGCTTCAATCGACACATCGCCTGCCGGCCGTTCTGGTCCTGGGTGCAATGGGGCGGCAAGGTAATGCCGCGTGACGACG